ATTTCATGGCCTGGCGCGTTTACTGTGACTGTGGTGAAGTTGCCTGATGCAAGGCGCCACTGGACGCGGTAACTATTAACGCCACTGACAGCGGTCCAGCTAATCGCCAGCTTGGATAGAACGCGATCGTTTGCTTGATAGAGAATTTCAGAAGCGACCAGGTTGGTTGGCGCCGCTGGAATGGCATTAAGGTTGCTCACCGTGCGGGCTTGTAATGTTACGCCCCGCTCGATGTAGTCATATTTGCTGGCGTTGTAGGCCAGTGCCGTGATGGCGTACTTGCACTGGTCCTGCTCCTGGATCCCCAGCACCCGCCAGGTGGTGGTCTGAATCAATGAGGTCTCAAAGATCCAGACGCTGTTGGCGTTTGGCGCCGAGCTAAAGGCTGTGGCCACCGTGATCACGTTGCCAACCACCGACGACACGGCCCTGGCCTGAACGGTGCCATCGCTCAGGATCACGCTCAGGATCGGCGTATTGGTGGCGCTTAGCCCCGTGGCATCGTCCACCGTGATGGCCGTGGTGGTGGCTGCACTGATCCGCCCGCCCCGCCTGGCTCCAGCCCGCACGGGGTCGCTGATCTCGATGATCTGACCGGGCCGCACCAGCACGCCGGCATCAATTGATGCCATGAAGCTCACGGTTTCGGTTTCGTACTGGCTGGAGTACAACAGCCATTCCCCGATCCGATGCGCCTGGCCCCTGGATGTGCAGGCGAAGGCGGTGATCTCGGATTTGATGACGCCATACTTGCTGATGGCCGCCTGGTTTTCAACCACCTCATAGGCCGTATTGCGCAGGCTTAGATCCATGTACTGGACCACCGCCACCGTGGGCCGGGTCTTCAGGCTGGAGCCGCTGTAGCTGAAGCCCTCCTCTGAGACGTTGGCATAGGTGAACAGGTAGGCCGGATCTAATGGCTTGTCTTGGCTGACCGTGAGCGCCCCGGTGCTCCAGTAGGGCATAGCCCGAAATACGGAGCACATGTCATTGATCAATTCGTAGGCATCATCAGCCGTCTGGATGTTGACGTTGCAGCTAAAGCGTGGCTCGTATCCGCCAAAGCCATCGGGCACGCTGGCGCCGCAATACTGTGAGGCGGAGTAGAAAGCCCACTTATCAAGTTGGGTTATGTCGATGTGATTGCCGAACCCATATCTAGTGCTCGTAAGTAAATCATATAAACACATCGCTGGGTCCGATGTCCATTGCGCAGCACCAAAGGTGCCATCCCAGATCCCGCTATAGCTGATGGCGCCGGTGGTGCTGTTGACCGTGCCATTGCTGGGGATCTTGACCTTGATGCCTCGGATCCGATAGGAGCGGCTGGGGATGCTGCTGAACTGCTCGGCATCAATGCGGACGCCTACTAGCGCAGAGTTGGCATAAGAAATCTTTGCATAAACAACTTCTGTATAGGAGCTCCATGAGAAAGCATTGACCAGCTTGGAACTGCTGCTGTCTGCAGTAATGCGAGACACCTTGATGTCAATCGGGAAAGCGCCCGAAAGGTTGACTAGGTACTGCCTTTGGTATTGCTGCCCGGTGCGGCCGCTAATCGTGTCATCAACGACCGTAGTAAAGCCACCGCCGTTGTACTGCACGGAAATCCGAAGATTGATGCTGGTGCCGTTGATGTCCCCCTGGTCGGTGAACTGCTGCAGCTGCGGCACCGTGATCGTCAGTCGTGCGGCATTGATTGCCGTGTTGGTGATTGTGCGGACGACCGGCGAGGCTTGTTGAACAGTTACGCCAACTGAAACTTCGTTGGCTACATCATCAAAGCCAGGAATGTAGGACTGGGTCTGCGTACCGTTTCTGGTGAAGACCTGAACATTCTGGAAGTTGTAGCTTCCGTCTGCGTTTTGAAGTGGAGTATTCTCGACGTAGATAGATTTTAGGCCATCAACTAGGCAACCAATTTCACCCTCTGAAACCAGGTCGATCAGCTTGGCGTAGGAAGTAGAGAAAAGGCTGTTTGCGGCTTCGGTTGGGGTGTGCTGTGATCCGCCCCCATCGCCCCCCTTGCCGCCACCACCGCCACCACCGCCACCAAGGATCAAGTCACTCATGCCGCCACCTGGGCGATGTCTATGCCGGCGCTAATCACCACCGAGCCAACGATCACCTCGCCGTAGACCACCGGCACCGGCGTGCCCTGGCGGCTGGTGTTCTGAATTGAGCTAAAGCTATAGGACTTGCGCGGGTCGCTGCTGGAGTCTGAGCCTGTTGGCATTGTTGGAACTGGCGTCAGCAGCTGGGCAACGCCACCTAGCACCAAGCTGGCGCCGACACCTAGCAAGATTGAGCTGACGGCCATCGGTGCTGCCAAGCCAAATAAACCAATCGTGGCGCCACCTGTAAAAAAAGCACCAGCGATTAAAGCCGCACCAAGCAGTATCCGTCCCACCGCGCCAGCCCCAGCAATCACCGGCGCAATCTTGATCACCTGCTGCCCTGATGGGTGGTGGATCTCATCTAGCTCCAGATCACGCTCGCCAAGGCTGACCCGGTAGTGCTGGTCGGCCATGTGCTTTTCGACCTGCGGGAAGTTGGCCACCAAGAAGCGGACTGCCTCAGCAGCGCTGCCAACTTCAGCCCTGAAGACTCGGCGCCCCAGAAACTTAGCCAGCTTCCCGTAGAGCCTGATCTCCCTCATTCTTTGATTTTAGGCGTCCCACCCAGCCAACACATTTGAGCAGCCAGCCGCCGAGCATGTCCCTAGAACTCAACCGGCCACGGCAGTGATGAAGGAGCAGCTGATCGCCTAGGTAGACGCCGACATGATTGAGCCCCTGGCCTGAGATGTTGAGCAGCACGGCGTCACCCGGTTGGATGTCCTCGATCGCCACCTGCTCAAAGCCAGCGGCCTGCCATAGACCAGCGAACATGGGCGCCGCCTCAAACTCGGCCATCGTTGCTGGGCGCTCCCAGTCAGGCAGCTCGATGCCCTGCTCGGCGTAATAGTCACGGACCAGACTCCAGCAGTCGGTAACACCCCAGACCCACTCGCGCCCGATCAGCGGTGCCCGGTAGCCCGATGGCTCGCAGCTGCCCCACCCCAGGGTCTTAGGGTTGACGATGACCCAAGGGAGCCCGGACTTTTCGCACGCCACCAGATCGGCTTGGCTGGGCGTAGGTGGGGTGACTGGGTGAGAGTGGACAATCGCCATGATCTCGCCGGCATCCTCAGCAGCGGCGTAGTCGTCAGGGTCCAGCGAGAAGAACGCGCCAGGCTCGGTGCTGGTGTTGCGGCAGGGCCAATACCGTTCCTTGCCCTTGACCACCACCACCAACCCGCAGGCCTCGCGGGGGTCTTGTTCCTGGGCGTGCTGGAGCGCAGCGGAGCGGGTGGTGTCGTTCATGTGAAATACGTCCCGACACCAGGGAACGACCCGAAAGGCAGCTGGGCTGTGGCGCCAAACCTGGCTTTGCAGCTGGTCAGCTTCTTGCCGCACACGTCATTAGCCAGGGTGGTAGCCACGTCGTTCTCGGTGAAATAGCTGGTGCCGCTGTAGCTGCATTCCGCCGAGCGGTAGACCCATTGGCAAATGTTGGAGATGCACTGCCGTTTTGGTGCCCTGACGCCCTGTAAATCAAAGGCACAGCAAAGCTCAAACTCCACCACGTCGCGGGTTTCGGTGCTCTTGCGGTCGATGTAGTAAACCTCCCTGGGCCATTCGCTGGTCGGGTCCGGTGTGCCCAGGGGGTTTACACCACCGGGGAAATTGACCGCATCCAAATACCGTGCCATGGTGCGGATCCGGGTTACCTTGGCGCCTTCCAATGGTGTTGTCAGGATGATGGCCGTAATCGTGCCGAGGATGTTTGAAACCCGGATCTTGGGCCGTGGCAGCTGCCCATTGCCGCTGTACTCAAAACCATCGGCCTCAATTGGGAATTTGTTGTAGGCATTGCCAGCCCACACCACATCGCCATTGCTGCCGGTTAGGTTCACCCCGGCATGGAACCGATAGAGCGTATTGGTGCCCTGGATTGCCGTATTTAGCTGCAACTCAAACAGCTCAATGATTGCACTTGGTGCAATGGATTGAAGCTCGGAGACGGGAACGCTCATGGCTCAAAGACCTGCGAAAAAGTAGCTTGTATGTTGTTAAAATTAAATGACTTTAGTGACACCTGCCATTCTTTGCACTTATATTTTCCAGCAATACCTCTTGGGCTTGTCCAGTCAAAACTTGTAACACCAGCAGCGCTTTCAAAAAAACCTACAATATCATCGCGTTCAGCATTAGAGCGTTCATTAAAAACAAGTCTCCATTCTTTAGGGTCAGTGTTAAGGCCAAGTCGAATCGCTTGCTCGTAGCCATCTCCCGCTTTGAACTCATGCGTTTTAGGCCTGCTGATTTCAGTTGCCTCAAAGCTTGGGACGTATGTAAAAGTTGCCATTACGAGAGCAGGCCTCCAGGACGTTTGTGATGCACCAGCCGCTGATCAACCACGGCGGCAAGGTCGCGGGCCAGTGCGCCGCTCTTGCCTTGGTCTCCTGAGGCCTTGGTGCCTGATGCGTCTACCGCGATGCTGATGTTGGTGGTTCCGCCTCCACCACCAGCCACGCCCAGCTTGCCGTCGGCGCCACGCTTCAAGGGCATGATTGCCTCTGGGCCGGCCTCACCCATCACTCCAGTGGCCATGGCCCCACCCCTGGCAAAGGGAAACAGGGTTGGCCGGTCAACGATGCCGCCCATCGCATACGGCACGATGCCGTTGGCGGCGAAGACGTTGCCGTTGGCGGAGCCAAGGATTGAAGCGCCGCCGCCATAGCTGTACTGGTTGGGCACGCTAATTGCCGAGCCAGAAAAGTCCGGCGCCCCGCCAGGCCCGAAGACACTGCCAAAGCCAGGCAGGAACTTTGACGCCAAGCCGATGATCTGCATCTCGATGTACTTGGCGATCATCTGGCTGGCCATGTCCAGGAAGTGATTGGCGATGCTCTTGAAGAAACCGGCCATGGCCTCTTGGGCTGACATTGAGCCGTCAATCAACCCTTTGAAGGAACTGGAGAAGGCCTGGCCCATTGCCTGGGCGCCAGCCATCACCTGCTTAATGGGATCCTGCAGATCCGCCAGGCTCTTTTTCAGTTCCTCAATCTTGGCGCCCAGCTCACCGCCGGTCAGGCCAGGCATCAGGTCCACGTCTGTGCGGAATGTGCCGGTTCCAGTGGAGCCGCTGAAGGCGCTGCCGATCGAGTGCTGCAGCTCCTTATCCAGCACCCTGGCCAGGCCCACCTGGGTGTAGAGCTCACGCGTCTGATCTTGCATCAGCTTCTGGATCTTGGCGTTGTAATCAAAGCGATCGGCCTGGATGGCCCGGAACTGGGCTTCGGCATAGACGGCCCGGGCCTGATCGCTAAGGGCACCTTTCTGCAGGGCCAGGAACTTCACCCGGCGTTCAACCTGGGTTTTGTCGTATTCGGCCTGGATCTTTTCCAGCTCATTGGCAGCGGCTGAAACCTCAAGGCGGCCGTTCTCAATGGCCAGCAGCTTGTCGGCATCAGCCAGTTGCTTGCGGCGCTGCTCGGCCAGCTTTGCGGCCTTGTTTTCGGCGCCCTTTGAGCCGCCACCACCGCCGGTGTCAAGCGCCGCTAGATCAGGATTAAAGCCAGCGGGGGCCTTGCTGCCATCCCTGAACTTGCTTGGATCAAGACCCAAGACGCCTTGTGCATACCTTGCCTTGTAACCAATCCCTTGCTGTTCTGCTGCCATGAAAGGAGCAGCGCCAAATAGCGCGGCAAGGCCAGCCAGCGGATTGCCGGCAATATCCCTGCGGCGTTGTTCATCCTGCCGGCGAAGATTGGCAAGGTTTCTGCGCTGCTTCTCCTGCGCCTCAATCACTTGCTGCCTGGTGGCGCCTTGAAAGTCAGCAGCGGCCCCACCCCTGCGGTCGCGTTCCTGCAGTTGGCGAATCGTCATCCCGGCGCCAACCACATTTGAAACGTAATTGACCCCGACCGTGATGATGCCAATCGCGGCCAGCCGGGTCAAAGCCGCAATCAGCCGGCTGCCGGCCACTGCCGCGCCAGTCATTGCGCCGCTGGCGGCCGCGTACTGAGGCACCGATGCGGCAGCCGCTGCTCCAGCCGACACCTGGGCGGTGGTCAGCAAGGCGAACGCACCGATGGCGCCGCGGATCAACGAAACGGCCGGCCCCCAGGCGATCGCAATCGCGGCACCACTTAGCGCAAAGTTCTTGGCCGGCTCTGGCAGCTTGTTGAAAGCTTCCACGCCCTTGGTGACAGCGTCGGTGATGCTTGTGAGCGCCGGCAGCAGGGCGATGAAAAGGTCTTGCCCCAAGGCCCCAACCTTCATGCTGAGCAGCGCCAGCTTGTCGTTGTACTCATCAGCCTTCTGGGCGAAGGCGGTGGTCATCTTGCTGCTGAGCTTGCTGATCGCATCGCCGCCCATGTTCAGCAGGGGCACCATCTCAGCGCCAGTCTTGCCAAACAGCTGGAGCGATAGGGCCGTTTTGGCAACGCCATCGGGCATTGCCTTGAACCGATTGGCCACCTGCAGCATCACATCATCGGAGCTTTTGAGCTTGCCTCGAGAATCGGTGATGCTGACTCCTAGGGCCTTAAAGGCCGCCCCAGCCTTTTCGTTGCCAGTGAAGGCATCCAGCATCCCCTTGCTGAGCTTGACCAGGGCCTTGCTTACGCCTTCGATGTCGGTGCCGCTGAGGGCTGCTGCCTTCTTGAATTTGGCCAGCGACTCCACCGCTACGCCGGTGCGCATCGAGAGGTCGTTCATCGCATCACCTGCCTCCAGGGACCCCTTGGCCAGCCCCACCAGGCCGGCCACGCTGAGCAGCGGCGCCAAGGCGCCCAGGGCCCCTGACAGTCCAGCCGCTGCGCCGGTCATGCCGCGCATCGCACCGGTAACGCCCTTGGCTGTGCCCTCAACCGATTGAAGGCCACGGTTGAGGGCCACGACGTTGTTCGTGCCCTGCACATCGGTGCGGATCTTGAGCAGGGCATCCATGTTGGCTGCCATCGCTCAAGCCTCCTTTGATGCGGTTGCTGCCAGCACTGCGCCTTCCATGATCTGCAGGGCCTCCAGAAGCTCTCGGTGCTGGTCCGTCTCTGAGTACAGGCTAAGAAGCCAGGCCACGGCGCCATAGTCGAGGCCGATCAGGCCATTCATCCCCACCCGCCACTGGGTCTGGACCCGTAGGAACATCTGGAGGGCTGGCCAGTTTTCGGGCCACACCTCAAAGTCTTTGCTGGCCGGATCCTCGTCGGGCAACACCACACCCAGCACGGCGGCATCATCTGGGCTCTTGTCATCAACAGCGCCGCCGGCCCAGTACTCGGCGCTCTCGATCAGTTTTTTCTTTTGGCCCCTTGGAGGCTGCTGAAGTAGGCGGTCACGATCGCGGCCGTGACGGTGGGCACGTCGAGCAACTCGGCCTTGGCCTTTTCTGAGAAGGGGATTGCCTCGCCATCGCCATCGTTGACGCCAGCCCAGCCGACCAGGATCTCGCTGGCGATCTCCTGATCGGTGATCATGCTGTCGGTGTCCTCGTCGCGCTGGATGGCGGAGAGGCGCTTTTGCACCGCGTCCTGGATCTCGATGATCCGGCTCTGAGGCAGCCGCTTCAGCTCAGCGTCGAAGGTTTCCTTCTGGTGCCGGCCACCGTCGGTGGGAACCTCAATCGTGACCGGCCAGAGGTAGGAACCGCTCTGCTTGAGGGTGAAGGCCATGGGGAATGGGTGTGGGGGAATGGTTCAGGCTCGAAAGCCTGAGGTAATCAGGTGAATGAAAAACTCCACTCGTCGTTGCCTGCCGTGGTGGGCACGGAGACAAACGGCACGCTGAGCATCATCACCGAGTCCTGGTCCTGATAGGTGGGGTTAGTGATATCCACCTGGGACGATGTAAACGTGAACCGGTTGCCAGCTGTGGTGCCGTGCAAGAAGGTGAGGTTGCCGTACGAGGAGGCAATGGCCGCCGAGAAGTAGTCCTTTGTGGCGATCGTGGGGGCTTCCAGCACTACGGTTCCAGCCGGCTTACGATCAGTGATCAGCGTCTCTTTGGTGCCGCCCACCAGCTCGCGGTAGACCAGTGCATTGGCCAGGTTGAAATCAACGGACTGGAGGATGCCGGAGTAGGAGAAGAAGCTGAAGCCGCTGGTGTTGCCCTGGCGGAAGATCAGCGGGCTGGCCTGGGCGGCATAGGTGACGCTCGGGGCGGCCGTATCGGTGGGGGCGTTGTAGACGCCGGTCATTGTGAATTGCAGCGTCGGGATGGCGCCTACGGTGCAATTCATGGTCAGGTCACCGCGGCAGCCGGTGAGCTTGTGCAGAATGCCGTCCACGTTGAAGTAGATCGTGGCGGAGCTGAAGCTGGCTGAGACCGGCGCATAGGTCACCGAGGTGGATGCCACCACCGTCTCACTCATGCCGCAGGCCTTGAGGATTGCCCCATACTTGGGCGCGGTGCCAGCGGTGCCGGAGCCGGCAAGCTCCACCTCGAAGCTGATGCCAACGCTGGTCTTGGCAATCAGCTGGTCGTAGTTGCCGAGGTAGGGGCGGATCAGATCACGGCTCACCAGGTCACCGCTGAGCGGCGTGATGTCCAGGTTCCTGACCAGCAGCGCATCGGTGCCGACGGGGCTGGAGTCGGTGCCGTAGGTGCTTTCAGTCTTGACCAGGATCAGACGCTTGCGGCTCAGAAGTGCCATTGCTCAATTCCTCAGGGGTGCTGTCGAGGGGTTGGGCCGGCTCTGTCCGCTCAATGAGCTTCCGAATGCCGGTTTTGGGATCGAGCAGGTATGAACCGCCCTGGCCCCAAAATTCATCTGGACTCAGGCTAGGAACTGTCATTGGGTGAGATCAGCACTCAGGGTTCGGAAGCTGATCAGGTATCGGCATTGCAGGATACCGATTTCGCCTGAATCAGCGTCCCAGGCAACGCCGCCCGGAATCACATCAAAGGCAAGGCCGCCCAGGCTGCGATCGGCCATCAGCTTGGAGTGAAGGCTCACCCGAGCCGGATCCGCCAACGTGCTCAATGGCGAGCCGCTGATCAGCACATCAATGGCCACCGTGAGGCTGGATTGGATGTAGGGAAAGGCCTGGTTCACCTGCTGGTCTTCCGTCTCGGGGTGGATCACCAGGGCCGGCATCTCATTGCGCGCCAGCGCCTCCCACCGGTCCCGATAGATCCGGGTGCTCACGCCGGTGGTGCCAGCTAGCGCGGTCTGGACTGCGCTCAGGATCTGCTCTGTCTTACTGCTCATGCCCTTGGCCCCTGCTGGTCATCGTCAGGCTTGCGGCGGGTGATGAGGCGCCCCAGGCCGGGGATGACGGGCGATAGAGGCGACGGCACCAGCACACCTAGGGCCATGCTCCAGCGGCCGTCACAGGCTTGGGCGTTGGGCGCCCTGTATTCGCAGAGCCCTAGGTAGCTCCCGATGACCAGTGCGGTGAACCAGTTCACAGCCCACCTCCGCGGAGCCGCTCATCGTGCTTTTCGACCTGCTCATCTAGCTGCGTTAGGCGCATGTCGTGATGCCTAAGCATTTCCTGGATGCCGGCCTCAAACTTGCCAAGCGCTCTGGAAATATCAAACAGGGCCTGGACGCCCTTCACGCCGATGCCGGTTCCAAGGGCAATGGCGGCAATAACTGCTTCGGGGCCCATCGGCTCGCAAGGCTTTACCTCAGTTTGGCAAGCCCTACGCCTTGATCAGCAGCAACTCTGTAAAAGCCCCATCGTCTAGCTTGCGGGCTTCGCGGACCTGATAGCTGACGCCAGCCACCGTAATCGCATCATTAAATTGCAGACCGCCAAACTCGCTGGTGCGGACGGTAAGGCTGTAGTCAGTCACCACCACCATGCCGCCCAGGATTTCTTGGCCAGGCATGTCAAGTAGGCCGATGCCGGTGGTGCTGCCAGCCGTGCAGCTGACTCCGAAATCGTTCAGAAATACCGACAGGTCTTCGGATAATGCCATCACGCAAACACCCGGCAAGGCGCAGCTGGGGTCACCACAAACTCATCCCACCCGGACGGCAGTTCACCATTGAAGTTCACACGGAACCCAGCCATGTAAGTGATCTCGCCAACCACGTCAAGCGCACGGTCGTGGGTGTAGGCAGCTAGGGTGCCGTTGCTGATGAACTCAGCCTCAGCAGCAGCCGTGAGCCAGGCCTCTTCATCGGGGAATCGCAGGAACTGGGTCATGGCGTGGTGATGGATTGGAGGGTGGGGTTGGCAAGACGGACGGGCCAGTAGGTGAGGCGCTTGATGGTGCCGTTAATCATTGAACCACTGCCAGATTCATTGGCACCGATGTTCAAAACCGTAAGTGTTGGCAGCGTTCCAGCCGTATCAGCAGTGCCCAAAGTGCCATTGGTTGCTTGCTGAAAATCATTCAGCTTGTATGTGCCTGCGGTTTTTCCTGTTGCACCTACTGCGACTTCAGCGGCGCCCAGTACGTTTGCCATCACAGCACCACCGTCAATGACTTGCCAATCAGGTCGGATGTTGGTGCTTAGGGAAGCAGTAATTCTGATCTGCTCGTTGGCAGTTGTGTCGTTAAAAGTAAAAACCCTACCAGAAGCATTTACAAGCCGATTGTATTCCGCAAACACCGTCCCCTCCGTCTGGTTGTACCAGGAGCTAAAGTTTGCCCCGGTAATGCTCGCCACATCAGCAGCGCGGGTAACGGTTGCGGTTGTGGTGGGGATGTAGGAGGTGGCAAAGGCGCCGGCTTCTAGTTGGGCGCCCCAGAGGTAGATGCCAGAGGTGCCGTTGCCAGTATAAGTAACTGTACCCGCATCGTCGGAGCAGAGGCTAATTGTAAAGTTTCCCGTAGTAGTTGCATTAGCCGTAGACGTCACAGACACACGATGCCAACCACTAGAGAATGTTGTGACAGAGCTGTTTGTATAAGCAGAACCAACAGAGACAAACGCTCCAGTGTTGCTGTTGAAAATTGCTGTGCGCTGACCAGCAGTCCCAGGGAACGGGTTTGGGTGCATCAGAATTTGCACTGTCTGACGCTCAGCTTTTTTCACAAAGAACGAAAAACTATACGCAATACCGTTTGTGTAGGTAATTGAAGCAGCTTCAAAGATGTTGTGAACCGACGTTGAGCTGTCTTCTACCAGCTTGTCTGCGGTGGTGGTTTCATCGGGGGAGGCGATGGCATTTGCCGTAATCGAAGATGCTGTTTTTGTCCACGCAGCATTATCTAATTCTTGACTGCGAAGACTTAAATTAGTCCTAGCTTCCTCCACCAACAACCCAAGGCTCTCCCCCGTGGTCGGGTTGTGGTCGAAGCGTGCTTCGTTGGTGGTGGCAGTCTTAACCAGCCCATCGGACCCGACGTAGGTGCCGGTGCTGGCGCGGGTGAAGGTGATTCGGGGGTCTAGGGTTTTGTAGCGCGCAAAATTTAGATCGAGCGCAGCGGTCGTAAATAAATCACCGCCAACAAGTCCAGGGCGCAAACTGCGCTTTAGACTCCGCTGCAATCCAGTGGTTAGG